ACCTTTTCCCGACCTGTGATTATGACTGAATTGCTTTGACCTTTGGTTATGTAGAGCATCAACCCTAAATGTACCCATTTTCAAAGTGTGCAAAAAAAATAACCCCTGGCGGCGACCAAGCAAACCAGGGGTTAAAAATATCTTAGAGAGATGAGCAAACATACAACCTCCTTTTTAATTGTGCAAGTTTTTTTAAAAAAAAAAGGGGCGACCGAAGCCACCCCCTTGCAAATACTATGAACAAATACTTATGAAAGACCCAGCGAAGTTACAACAGCCGACTGAACTTTCAAAGGCAGGTCGGTTTCTTTATGCAAGAAATTCAACACATGACCTTTGAAGTCTCCAAACGCCTGGCCAAAGTTGCTTTCACTCTGCTGCAACTGAACGCCATAATCCGCACCCAGCAGCCAGTAGTTACCTTCTGCATCAAGTACAATCAACAGCATACGGTTTTGAGCCAGCAACTTGATTTCGTTGCGCTGTGCGGTGGTTACTTTGTGCAACCTTGCGTTCACTTCGGCTTCGTAAAACACCGTGCCGTTTTCGGTTGACGGGATTGTACGCCAAGTCATTGCGGTAGTTTCCTTTTCCAACTCGTACTTGAAATAAACTTTGGGGCTGGTTAAAGTGTGAGCAGAAACTTCACCGCTGCTTTTTGTCAATGTGGATTTAGCAGAAAATTCCACAAGGTAAATTGATTTTATTCCGGCCGACTGTGTTTTACAATCAAGAGTAAATCCGGTAGTTAAGATACACATCTGTTTTTTTTAAATTAAAAGGGGGTAGGGTTTTCCCCACCCCCCGGGTTTAAATTTCTATTTCGTTAATTATGGAAGTTTGAAATAAGTCACCTCGGACGGCCTTGAAATTTGCGTTCCGAGCTTAAAACTGGCGCGGAATCTTACCTCATTGTTGTCCTGTGACCACCACATAGAATACTCCTCGGTCTCATCCATCATGTCAGTACCGATAAAGAAGTTACTCCAGCGACCTGCCACGATTTTGTTAGTGCCGTTCATTCCGTGCAATCCGTAAATTTTGATGCCTGAAATAGGGTCAACGATTTCCATTGCGGTAGCCTCGGCAGCATCGTAGTGGAACAAGTTGGCAGACACTAACCAAGCGCGATAAGTGCGGTAAGTGTCAACACCCATAGCGATAAACACATCAGGCTTGCCAATTACGCCAGCAGGGATAAGGCTGTAAATCTTCGCAATGGCCTCGTCAATGTTTGAAGAAGTAAGCGAAGTTAACTGAGTGTAACCACCGCCAGTTGTGGGGTTGCCTTCGATAGGGTCACCAGCACCGCCAAATCCGAGGTCATCAAGGATAGTCAAAAAGCCGTCATAAAAACCAAGGTTTCCAGCACCTCCGGTTGAGTCACCCTGCCATATAGCAGTTTCGTTGGCTTCGGCAATCTTCATTGCTTTTTCGTTACCAATCTGCTCTTGAAATACACCAAGGTCAACTGGTGAACCAGCGGCCAAACCAATCTGAGTGTACTTTGTTTCAAGTGTTTTAGGGCAAAGGGTTTCTTCAACCTTTACCTTACCAACAGTAATTGTACGCTTGCTGATTGTGGTTGTGCCTGAGGCATTGTAACCGCAGCCGTCAGTTTGAAAGAAAACATCGGAGTCAAGCAAGGGCAGGATTTCTGCTGACTTAATTCCGGGAACAACTTGCCCAGCACCCTGCAACAAAGATGCAGTTTTGCCGCTGAACATTGATTTTACGAGAAGGTCGGTTTTGACTTCTTTGGTGTAATCGGTCAAACCTGATACTACAAATGCCATTTTATTTTATTTTTTAAGGTTTTTGAATGAGGATGCGAATGCGCTAAGTGCGCTGTCTTTTTCTACTTTTTTGTGGCCGAATTGAGGTGCAGCAGGCTCAGGGGTTTGGTTTGCGAACTTTTCAAACACGCTGAAAGTTTCTTCAACCTTACCCAGCATTGCGATAAGGTTTTTTTCGATGCTGCTCAGGCGGTCTTCTACACTTGTGCGGTAGGCTTCGAACACTTCAAGGCTTGCAAATTGTGCGGCTGCCTCTTCTTCGACTTCCATTTCTTTGATTTCGATTTCGGTAATGATACCACCCTCGGTTGAAATCAACTGCCCGTCGGTAGTTTCGTGAGTTCCGTCAGGTGCAGGTACTTCGCCCTCTGGGCTGATTACCATAAGTGCGCCACCCACTGCGGGTGCATCGCCTTCGAATACTACGATTGTGCCGTCTACCAAAGTGGCTTCGCCAAATGCTTTGGGTTCTGCCGCTGGTTCTGCCTCAGCAGTAAAGCGCATTTTTAATTCTTCGGTTAATGCCGAAAAGCTGGTTTTCAATTCGGCCAGTTCTTTTGTGAAGTTCATTTTCTTTAAATATTATTGTTTGTAAATTGGTGCAAAATTTTACTTAGTTCAGAGGCCATTGCCCTGAGTTCGGCAGCAACTGAGCCCTCATATTCGACATTGAAAAGCCCTTCCACTGAAAAGCCCTTCCATTCCCCTGCCTTTACTTTTTCCCATACTTCGTTGTTGTCAACTAAATAAGTTACGAACATTGAGCCGTCCTCGGCATCTTCAAAACCTACCGGAGGATTTACGCCCCTTGCCCGGTCTATGAAGTACATCTCAATCATATACACTCCCTCATTAACGGGTGTGGCATGGTCGGTGTTGACTGCATTATACATGGCTTTGCGTGCCATTTTCTTTGCGATAGTCCAAATGGTGTCGGCATCGAATACCACATAATACTCACCCCTTGCATCGTCGAACCGATAAATGGGTTTGTTTGCCAGCATTGCCGCCCCCGTGATTATGCGCTTTTCTTCTGATTGAATGCTGAACTTTTGTTTGTCGATTTGCTTTAACTTACGCTGCGCCCACTCTATTCCTTCATTGCCACCCCAAGCCAGCCACATAAGCCTTCCGCATCCGTCGCCAAGTTCTTTGTCTGAGTTCTGTCTATGCCGTTCAAACGCTGCCATTCGTGCAATGGTGTCGCGGCTTATAGCTTCACCATTTGCCAGTTGGTTTGCTCTTATTTTACCTACCTCAGTGCCGCAATCGCCCCAGCCGTTTTCTTCTGCCCAACGCAAAGCAACCTTTGCATTTTCTTTGGCAGCTTCGGGGTAGTCATCATAGCTTTGAAATTGCTGCAATTCGTCTTTGTGGTATAGGTATTCACTATCTGCTGTATGTGTTGCGCCAGTCATTAACCTACCATCGGCATCTTTATGCGTTGGCCCTTCATACAATTTACCATCTTTGGTATAATGTGGCATACCTTCTGCAAATTTATCTTTGCTGCTCCATTTGGAATAACACACAGCAGCCGCTTGGTCTTGTTCCATTCCTTCGCCAATCATATACGGAATGCAACGCCCGATAAATTCATCTTCACTTTCCTTTGCGCCCGGCTCAACAAATTCCTGAAACAAGAGAAAATCTTTTTTTATAGCAGGTTTGTCAACAAGGCTCACGAACTCAACGCCCGTGTCATCATCCTCATTGACTACTATTTTGTACAATGGTAACTCCATGCCCTTAAATGTACCCATTACACAACCGATACATTTCGCACCCTGCGAACCCTTGTTTGGGTTTTGGTAATGTCGCCTTCCAAGACATAAACACGCCCCATTCCGGCAAATCCACCGGGCTGTTCCATATCAGGCAAAATACCCCCAGTTAAAGGTGTAGTGTTTGGTGCGGAAGGATTGTTACCACCGCCACCGCCTGTCGGGGCGTTTCGGCTTTCAAACTTGGTTTGCTCAATTTTGCGCACCCTTGCAACACCCGATGCAAGTGCCAATGCTGCTGCAATCGTTGCACGAATTGGTGCGTCCGGTGTTGGTATTGACATTTGCGAAGCATAGGCAGACTGCGCAGCCATAAGTGTCTCAACAATAGCCTGAGCAATCGAAGCCTTTTTCTTTATTTCAAACGCCTTTTTTTGCTGCTCTTCGGATTTACCTGCAAATGAGTCCGCAAGTTCAGCAATGGATGCAAAGCCCTGAGCCGTTAGTTGCAAACTTGCCTGTTCTGCTGCCCTTTTATCGGCTAAATCTTTGTCTCGAATTTCTTTTTTCTTTGCCGCAAGTGCTGCCTCCGCTGCTATTGCCTCAGCTGAATTTTCACCATTTATAGCGCGCATTGCCTCCAAATTGGTTTGCAGCCTTTCAAGTTCTAAGTTGTTGAACTCTTCTTGCGTTGCGCCATTTTGAACAAGTTGCAGTTCCTGATATTTGTAGTAATCTTCATTTGCCTTTAATAGGCTGTCTTGCTGCTCTTTTTGAAATTCTTTTAATTTCTTTTGCTGTTCTTCTTCTCG